TGGCAGGTGCGCCCGACACACACATGGAAGCATGGGCCAGCACGCCCAAACAACCGACAGACTACGGTGACTGTGGCAGTTTACTCGTTGTACAATCTCCACTTGGGTGCGTCGTAGTTGGTATGCACTGTGGCTACTCCCACGCCACGAATGTTGCGTATGCCTTGCCGGTGGTGTATGAGGACATGCCCGTTGGTAAGATGGTACAAGTTGGTCAATTGCGACCGTTTGGCACCATTGCGCAGGTCCGCACTAGTTTTGTCGATCTCATGCCCAGAGACAAGCTGTACACGGACTATCATGAGAAGGGCCACCTCGTCGTCCATGGACAGCTCAAAGGTTTTATCCCCCGCACGAAGTTCAGTGGACGCATGACACACATTGCACAACAGGTCCTCGATCGTGCCAACGAGTTTGATCCACCCATCATTGACCGTATGGCGGCTCCCGTCGCACATCCCTTTCAGCAAGCACAGAAAGTTTTGGCTAACTATCTCCAACCTACACACAGTATGGACGAGATAATGCTAACAGCCTGTTCAGAGGCATTGAAGGAGCATTATATCTCCGGCCTTACAGCTGAAGATATGCAGGACATACACCCTGTTCCCATTGAGGTTGCTGTGAATGGTTACCCAGGGGTACCGAACATCGACTCACAAAAGGTTACTACGTCAGGTGGCCATGGATTCAGAGGCCCCAAGCTACAGTACCTCAGTGATCCTGTTGGGCATGATGAGTGGTCACATTACCGCGAGTACGAGCCAGTCGTAACAGAGGAAGTGGACCGGATCATGGAGGATGCGTGTCAGGGTGTGCGGCCCCATGCGATTTACACCGCATGCATGAAGGACGAGATGCTTAGTAAGGCCAAGGTTGCTGATGGCAAGGCTAGAGTGATCTACATGTGCCCAGTTGATTTTCTCACTGCCATGCGTATGCTCACTCTTGGGTTAACTCGAGTCATGGTTCGCAGACGCGATCTCTTTTGTATTGCAGTCGGCCTAAACACACATTCAGAGGAGTGGAATGACCTCTATGTGCGAGCTAATCGCATCCCTGGTGACAACTGGGTTGCTGGTGACTTCAAGTCCTTCGAAGCTGTTCTGAGCTTGCTACTGTCCAACCATGCATCTGGTGTGATCTTGGCTGTCTGTGAAGCCAGTGGCAATTTCAGTGATGAGTTGCTCCTTGCCCTTGAGACCTTGCTCGCTGACACCACCAACCCGACAATTGATTTCTTCGGAACTCTGATTACCCTGCTTGGCGGGGAAGTTTCGGGCCACCAGCTCACGACGTTTTTCAACTGCATCTGCAACATCCTTTTGCACATGTACGCCTACGTCAAGCTAAGGTGTGGTAGGTCAACTCCAGCAGCTATGAAGCGTACCGCATTAGAGTTCTTCGATAACGTGGACATCAACACCCTGGGTGACGACGTTTACCAGAAGGTGCACCCAGAAGCCAGTGAGTACAACCACACAACAATTCAGGCAGTTTTTGCTGACATTGGTGTCACGTACACCATGGCAGACAAGCTCGCTGTGTCG